CACCTTGTCGAAATGGAGATCGTCCCATGAACACCGACCGTTTCACCGATTGGGATTCGTCGGGGTTGTTCGCTGACGACGATCCCGTTACCAAGTCTACGCCAAGCCTGTCAGACGTCCATGCTCCGACGTCTGTCTCCCTCGTTCGCAGGAAAAAGAAGATGAAGCCGAAGGCAGGCGAAGTCGAAGTCCAGATGTCGCTGGAAAAGGTCGAAGATGATCAGCGCATGGCCTGGGGCTGGGCGAGCGTCACCACCCGCAACGGGCAGCCGCTGGAAGACCTCCAGGGCGATGTCATCGAGACCGAAGAGCTCCAGAAAGCCGTCCACGAGTTCGTCCGCAAGAAGCGGATCATGGGCGAGATGCACACCGTGATCGGCACAGGCGACATCGTCGACAGCATCGTCTTCACCAACGACATCCAGAAGGCGCTCGGCATCGACCTGGGCAAGGAAGGCTGGTTCGTCGGCGTGCATGTGACGAACGACGGCACCTGGTCGAAGGTAAAGAAGGGCGAGCTCCGCGGCTTCAGTCTCGGCGGCTTCGGTGTGCGCGAGCTCATGAAGTCGATGGAGGACGACGAGTCCTTCGAACTGGATGTCGAAGACCTCGACAAGCGTCTCGACTTCATCGAGCAGCTCGAGGCGCGACTAGAGAAGATGGCTCGAAAGCCCGCGGGCGCGCCGGGCGGAACAGGCGGGCAATTCACGAGCGGGCCTGCTGGGTTCGGGAATGGAGGCGTCGCTCGGAAGCCCGCAGGAGGGTATGATGCGCAAAATCCCGATCACGTAGCTCGAAGAAAGCTGGCCGGGGATCTGCGGATACTTCTTCAAGAAGCTCGAGAAGTGTCTCGTACACATCCCGAGAAAGCGTCTTACATACGGGCACAGGTGCGATTTCACGTCGCTGAAGCTGAAGCCAACGGAAGAGTGAAGGACCGTTCTCGGTTTCACGATGACAAATATGATCGAATGATCGAGAGAAATCTGCGCACCGCGAAAAAGGCGCTCATCGAGTCCGAAAAGGCGTACAAGAAAACCCGTAATCGAAAGACGGATCCGAGTTTTACGCCGTTTTTCAAACCCGATCCAGCCGGACGGTCTGTCACCCTCGGGCAGAGTCAATAGATGCGATTCGATCCTCACTCCGTATCTCTGAAGGTCGCGTCTATGGGAAGCGCCGTAGGCGGGCTGTGGGGGGCGGCCGCCGAGTCCGTCCGCGTTGCGGCACAACCTGTACCGAAGGATTCTGTGGAACACCTCATCGCAGCGATCGGTCTCGGTGGGGCCGCCGGTGTCTTGACCACGGTGCTCGTCGTAGGCACGTACAAGGCGAAAGTCGACAGTCACGGCGAAGCCATCAAGGAATTGCTCCAGAAAAAGGCCGATGCGGACTCGGTAAACTCCGTCAAAGAGCTCATCCAGAAGAAGGCGGATGCGGAAGTGGTGGAGATGATTCAACACCAGGTTGCCCGTATCGATGAAGCTACCCAGATGCTGGTCCGCCACCTGTTGGATCGGAAGTAGAACCCCCGCTTCCAAAAGACGCTCACGCAAAGCCACGAGACAGGAGACGTTATGGCAACAAAGGTCCGCAAGCTGCGCATCGAAGAATTGTCGGGTGTGGATCGCCCGGCCAACCAAGAAGGATGGATGGTCCTCGTGAAGAACTATCAGGCACGTGGGTTGGCCACTCTGCAGAAGGTCGCCGAACGTCTCGGCCTTGGCGAGTACGTTGCCAAGTCGGCCCCCGAGGGAGACGATGACGACGATCTCCTCGATGAGATCGAAGCGGAGCTCGACGAGCTCGAAGACGACGAGCACATCGGCAAGTCCGACGATGACGACCTCACGGACGACGAACTCGATGAGATCGAAGCCGAACTCGATGATCTCGACGAGGACGACAACGTCCAGAAGGGCGTGATGTGCAAAGGCTGCGGCAAGAAGCCGATGCAGAAGGGCGCGAAGGGGATGTGCGCGGACTGCGCCTCCGAATCCGTCGGAAAGTCGTTCGCCTCCGGCTCCCTGGAGGACCTGATCGCCAAGCAATTTGGCGACGCTGCATCACCCTCTCCAATCTCAAAGAACCAGGAGTCCCCCGTGAAGCTCACCGGCAGTGAAGTGGAAAGCATCGTCAAGTCGCTCACGCCGGCGGCGCGTGAGCTGGTAACGGAGCTCATCACCAAGAACGTGGAAGCAGAGTCCGCCGTGGCCAAAGCCAACGAGCAGCTCACCACGCTCTCCAAGGCGGTCGAGAAGCTCGTGGAAACGAACGCCGACGCTCAGCTCACCACGCTCGCCAAGTCGCTGATCCCGCCCAATGCGCCGATCACGGTGGAAGAGGCGAAGGTGCTGCTCAAGTCCGCCGGCGACAACGCCGACGCGCGTGCAGCGGTCGAGAAGACGCTGAAGACGATGGGGCAGCTCGCCGCGAGCTCCAGCCTCTTCAAGTCCTTCGGTGACAACCCGGTCACGGCGGATTCGGCGGGCGAGTCGTCTGCGGTCACAGCCATCAACAAGGCGGCGGGCGAGCTGCGCACCGCGAAGCCGACGCTCACGGCAGAGCAGGCGGTCGCTGAGGCGCTCACGGCGAATCCGGCCTTGTACGAGCAGTTCATGGCCGCGTCGCAGCAGTAATCACCCTCGACCTTCCGACAGGAGTAAAGGAGTCCCATGTCTTACAGCGCAAACACGGTGGTCGACGGCACGATGACTGCGGCGGCGGACCTTTCCGCCCTTCAGTTTCGCGCGGTCCGCATCACGGCAGCGAATCAGGTCAACCAGGTCACCGCAGCGACGCAGGTGTTCGCGGGCGTCCTGCAGAACAAGCCCACGAGCGGCCAGGCGGCGGAAGTCGCCACGGGCGGCACGGTCAAGTGGGAAGCTGGCGCGGCCATTGCGGTCGGCGCTGAAGTGATGTGCGACTCGGTGGGTCGTTGCATCACGGCGGTGACCACAGGCAATCGCGTCTGCGGCATCGTCAAAGTGGCGGCAGGTGCAGCGGGCGAAATCGTCTCGGTGCTCCTGACGGGCGTTCGCGTTCTTCCGTAATCGCTTCCTCTTCACCTCCCTCTCACTCCACCAAACATGCTGATCACCAAGAGGCAGCTGATGGAAGCGGTTCTGCAAAAGAGCCAGCCGACCCTCAGCGACGTCCACATCAGCCAGCCGCTCACGTCCATTTCGATGGCGTGGCTCCAGTTGGCCTCGGCGTACGTGGCAGCGAGCCGGATCTTCCCGGTCGTGCCCGTTGCCAAGCAGAGCGACGTCTACTACGTCTTCAACCGCGGGGACTTCCTCCGCGACGAGGCGCGCCCGCGCGCCCCGGGCACGGAGTCGGCTGGCGGCGGATTCAATCTGTCGACCCAGAACTACTCCTGCATCACGGAGGCGTTCCACTGGGACATTCCTGACCCGATCCGCGCCAACGCGGACTCGATCCTGTCGCTGGATCGTGCGGGCACGGAGTTCGTCACGCAGATCCTCGCGATCCGTCGCGAGCGTCGCTTCTTCACGTCGTTCTTCACGACCGGCGTGTGGGGCACGGACATCACGGGCGTGAACAGCGGCCCGACCGGCGGCCAGACGGTTCGCTGGAACGTCACCGGCTCGCTGCCGCGCGCCGATGTCGACACGGCCAAGAACACTCTGCTTCAGCAGGGTTTGATCGGCCTGAAATTCCGCCTGCTCATCGGGCAGGAAGTCTTCACCGCGCTCCGCGGCCACGCGGACGTGCGCGATCAGTTCAAGTACACCAGCGCCGAGTCCATCACGACCGACATGCTGGCTCGCTACTTCGATGTCGATGAAGTGGTGGTGAGCCAGGGCGCATATGTCAGCTCGGCGGAAGGTGCTACCGTGGCGAATGCGTTCTTCGCGGGCAAGCATGCCCTCCTGGTCGCGGTGCCGCCTTCGCCGTCAATCATGACGCCGTCGGCCGGTTACATCTTCTCGTGGACGGGCTACATGGGCGGCGGAGGCGGCATTCGCATCAAGCGTCTGCGCGCCGACCTGCTCGAGTCCGACCGGATCGAGGGCGACATGTCGTTCGACATGAAAGTCACGGCGCCTTCGCTCGGGTACTTCTTCTCCACGATTGTCGCGTAATGAATGCACCGACTGCCCGGTGTGCACGCTGCACCGGGCAGTCGGTCTTCATGTCCTGACGATGTCCTAGGTTCTCCGATAGTAGGACATCGTCGTTTCTTCCTCCTCGCTCGCGGGATACGACTATGGCACGGAAAACGATCGTCAAGGTTTTGAAGGCGTTCACTAGTGGTGGTGTCAATTACAACCCTGGTGAGACGTTCGATGTCGACAGCGAGTCCTTCAAAGAGGACCTGTCGCAGTGGCCTGATGGCGCACTCGCCGGCCGCCTGAACAACGGCTTCCTGGTGTACGACACGGTGGAGATCGAAGCTCCGGCTCCGAAGAAGCCTGTGATCGTCAAGGAACCGGCTCCGCCCAAAGAGCCGCCGGTCACCCCGTAAATGGCTGTCGTCGTCGAAACCGGCGCGGTTGTCGCTGACGCGAACTCCTTCATAGATCTCGTCTACCTCCGTGCGTTCGCGGAAGATCGAGGTCTTGCGCCGGCCGGTCTCGACGACGACGACATCGCGAGCGCGAAGATCGTGCTCGCAGGCCAGTGCCTCCAGGACGAGCAGACGTATGCCTTCCGCGGCACGCGCGTCTCGTACCTGCAGACCATGCCGTACCCGCGCACGGGCGCGAACGAGAACCGCGGGCCCGCCATCCCCGACAACGTCGTGCCGTGGCGCTGCAAAGTCGCCCAGGCGCTGCTCACCTGTAAGGCGCTCGCCGGCGAGACGCTCCAGCCGGGACTCGCCAACGGCGGTCTGGCGGTGCAGTCAGAGACACTCGGGCCGCTCTCGACGACGTTCATGGCTCCGACCGGCGGTGCGCCCGTGAGTGCCCGCAAGCGATACCCCGATGTCGACGGCGTCCTGTTTCCTCTCCTCATGGACCGCTCGCTCCCCAACGCCGACCCGTCCATCTTCCAGACCTCCTGGGAGAGCACGGCGTGGGCTGACGGTGCGTTCGACAATCCCTGATGTCTAAGTTTGACGACAAGCGGGAAACAGCTCGGGGACTGATAGAGAAGTACGGCGCGCCGATCGTCTTCACGCGCGAGCCGACGTCCGCGGGCAACACCCCGACCGGTCAGCTGGACACATCGACGCTCGATCCGATCAAGTTCACGCGCCTTGCGGTCGTGCTGCCCGCACAGCCGACGCGCGCAGACGGCTTTGAGGCAGGGATAGCTATTCGTCGCAGCTTTCGCACGTTCTACGCGGAAGCTCTGAGCGAGGGGCCGTATATCCAGGCGGGTGACACATTCTACGCCGAAGGAAAAGACTGGACGGTGGTCGGAACAGACGCTATCGCACCCGACGGCGGCGCGCCGATCTTCCAGTCCGGAGCGGCCAAAGGATGAGCCGATCCGTCGAAGCGATGCTCGCCGGGTTTACGGCCGACGTGGAGAAGTGGAAGCCCCGCCTCGGCACGCTCACGGGCGAGATGATCCAAGAGCTGTGCCTGACCATTGCGCAGAACATCGTCGTGGGCGGACAGTTCAGCCCAGGCACGCCAGTCGACACCGGGTACGCCCGCTCGTCGTGGTTTGTCGTGGTGAACGACGCCACGGGAGAGAGCGCGGTAGTTGGCGTCAACGATCGTGGCGTGCAGGCGATGGATCAGATCTCGCTGACGCTCCTCGGCGTGAAGTCCGGCGACATCGTCTACCTCCTCACCAATACCGTGTACATGCGGCGCCTTGAGTACGGGCACTCGCAGCAAGCGCCTGCGGGCATGGTGCGGTTGACGATGGCGGCGGGCAATCTGATCGCTGACATGGCGGCGATGAACACGATGCGTCGAAACGGGATGGTGGCGTGATCGATACCGAGAACATCCGACAGGCGATTCACAACGCCCTGGACGCCCTGGTAGCAGTCGACAGCGGCATCATCACCGCGGGCGTGACGTCTCCGGGCTCGTTCACGCGCACCACGGGCTCGTTCGTCACGGACGGATTCGTCGAGAATAGCGAGGTCCTGGTCAGCGGCATGGCGTCCGGGGTCAACGGCGTGTGGCTTGTGCACAAGGTCACGGCGCTCAAGATGGAGATTCGCCGCCTAGGCGACGTGGCGATGTCCGCCCGCGCTCCGGTGGCAACGGCCCGGTTCCGGACCGTGCTGCCCGCTGCACGGAAGTTTCCGGGATTCAAGTTCGAAAACCCGTCCGCGTTACGTCCATGGGTTCGAGGTACGCTGAAGACCCAGGATTCGCGGCGCACCACGTTGGCCAAGCCCGCGCGTGTCAAGTCAGAAGGCGTCTACCTCTTGGACTTGTTCTACCCGCTCGGGTACGGTATGAAAGCACCGGCGCAGATGGACCTCGCTATTCGCGAGGCGTTGGCGCCTGGGACGCATCTAACGTACGGCGGCGACACGGTGTCGCTGATGGCGATCAACACCGCGGGCGAGATCGAAGATGAATCGTACGTTCAGTTGCCGATCACGATCAAGTGGTGGGCATTTGGTTGGACCCTTCCGTGAGGATACACCATGAGTGATGCCAACAGGACGCAAGTCGCCATCGTCGAAGAAGCGACGTTTGGCGTCATTCCGGCGACCCCGCGATTCGAGCTGATGCGCGTGACGGGCGAGTCGCTGAGCTACACCCCGAAGACGGTCACGTCTGACGAGCTCCGCGCCGACCGACAGGTGGTCGACCTGATCCGCGTCGGTTTCGAGACCGCGGGCGATCTGCCCATCGAGATGAGCTACGGCATGCCGGACCGCCTGATGGAAGGCGCCGCATGCAGCGACTGGGTCCAGACGCCGACGCGCGACAACGACGGCACGGCGGCGTCGAACATCACGTCGGTCGCGATCTCGGGCGTCTTCAACTACGTCGCTCCGGTCGCGGGCAATGAGTTCAAGACTGGCGTCTTCGCGGTCGGGCAGCTGGTCCGCACCACCGGGTTCAACACCGCCGCCAACAACGGCATCGGCCGCGTCACGGCGACGACTGCCACGCAGATCACGGTCAACGGCATCACGACCGCCGCTGAAGCATCGCCGGCCGCTGCGGCCCGTATCAAGGTGGTAGGTATCGAGGCGCCATCTGCGACGAACATCGCCGCGACGGTGACTGGACTGGCGGTGGGCTCGAACGGTGCCATCACCGGCACTGGCGTCGACTTCACGACGTGCGGCCTGGTGGCGGGCATGTGGTTCAAGGCGTCCGGGTTCACGATCGACCCGGACAACAACGGGTGGTATCGCGCCCTGTCTGTGGCGGCGACGCGCATCGAGTGCGACATCGTGCCGACCGGCTTTGGTGCTGATGCTGCCACGGGCGTCCAGGTCCGCCTGTGGGTGGGCGACTACATCCGCAACGGCACGACGAAGAAGTCGTACACGGCGGAAATCCAGTATCAGGACCTCACGGTTCCTGAGTTCGAGTACTACCGCGGCATGCGCGTCGCCAATCACACGGTGAGCGGCGAATCGCAGGCGATCGTCAAGGGCGGCTTCTCGCTCATGGGTGCGTCGGTGGATAACTACACCACGCGCAACAACGGCACCGCCGTTGGCACCGACCGTGCCGCTCCGACGAACGACGTCATGAACACCTCCGACAACGTCGGTGCCTTGTTCGAGAACGCTGTGGCGGTGGCGGCTCCGAACTCGGTCCTGATGGCGTCGCTCACGATCGACAATACGCTGCGGCGACGGAACGCCTGGGGTTCGGCGTACTCGATCGATATCGGCCTGGGTCGCTGCATGGTCACGGGGACGCTCAAGTTCTATTACGGCTCCAACGCGATCTTGAACCGCATCCGCGCCGGCACCGCGTCCAGCTACATGATGCGGTTCACGGATCCGACCGGCACGAAGGCGCTCCTGTACGACGTGCCACGCATCAAGTTCAGCTCGGGCGTGCCCGTGGTGTCGGGCGTGGACACGGACCGCACCATGGACGCCAACTTCCAGGGTCTCCGTCACCCGACGCTGGGTTACACGATCCACGTGCAGCGGTTCGAAGAGTACGTCTGATCGAAGTGCCGACGAGGGTCGGAGCTCGCCCTCTCTTGTCGGTTGCGGTACTCGACGGTAGGTACAAGATTTCGCTCCGTTCGCCTGACGGTGCGGTTCCGAAAGGAACCGGCGAGCCACCTAAGGCGGGCGGGGCGTATCTTTTCACCACAGAGGAATCATCCAGTGGGCAATCTCTTCACGCGGTACAAGACGAACAAGACGGCAGAGAACGAAGGCGTGTGGCTGAACTTCGGCGATGGCTCGCGCGTCAAGGCGCGGTCCATGAGCTCGCCCAAGGTCCGCGAGTATCAGTCCAAGCTCTTCAAGAAGTATCGCCAGGCGTTGTCGGCCGGCGGCGGCGTGCTGCCGCCCGAGATGCAAGACGAGATGGACATCGACTTGGTCGCGACGGCGGTCATTGCGGACTGGGAAGGTATTCCGAACGCCAACGGCGTGATCGTGCCGTATGCGCGCCCGACGGCTATGGCCATCTTGGCTGAGTTGCCTGAGTGGCGGAAGGAAATCCAGTACCTCGCCGGCCTGGCGGAAACGTATCGTGAAGCCGGATTCGAGGAACAGCTGGGAAACTCAAGCGAGTCCTCGCATCCAGTCTCCAATACGGCGGAGACACCGAGCGGCTCCTCGCAGGCGTCCTAGCCAACGGCGGCTTCAAGGCGTTGCGGAAGGTCGAGCATATCCAGACCTTCCGCGACCTTTGGCCACAAAACCGCCCGATCTACACCGCGTTCCAACGGCTCAGTTCAGCTCGTAACTGGATCGTAGGAACGACGGCCCAGCCCGTCGGCATTGCGCCTTCGGAGATTATCGCGTATGGAGTAGCGCACGGGTACGCTCGCACCCTTCTGGATCTCGAAGAGTTTGAGAACTTCATCTACGGGATGGAAGAGGTGTATATGAAGTGGTGGAGTGACCGCGCCGAAGAGAAGCGGCTAGCCAATCAGCGGGCCGGTGTCACATGAGTGACATCGCCCGCTTTGGCGTTGTCATCGACACGACAGGCGCGCGTGCGGGCCAGGTCGAGTTCGAACGCTCCGTCGACAGCATCAAGAACAAGGCGCGTGAGGGTGGCCGCGCCATGGACTCGATGGCTGAGTCTACCCAGAAAGCCTACGCCCAGATCAAGGCGTTCGCTGCGTTCGCTGGACTGACCATCGGCGTGAGTCAGCTCATCCGCTACACGGATTCGTGGAAGCAGATGGAAGGGCAGCTTCGCCTCGTCACCAAGACGAGCAAGGAAGCGGAAGAGGTCCAGCAGAAGCTCTTCAAGGTCGCTCAAGACACGCGAGCCCCCTTGTCCGAGACCATCGGACTGTATTCCCGTATGGCGCGATCGACCAAGGACCTGAAGCTCACGCAGGACGAGCTGATCAGCATCACCAAGGCGGTCAATCAGGCCCTGGTGATCAGCGGATCCAGCGCCGCGTCAGCAGGCGGGTCGATGCTCCAGCTCGGCCAGGCGTTCGCGTCTGGTACGTTGCGCGGTGACGAGCTCAATTCCATACTCGAGGGCATGCCGCGGCTGGCTGAGGCGATCGCCGCCGGCATGGGCCGTTCCACGGGCGAGCTGCGGAAGCTGGGATCGCAGGGCAAAATCACGTCCGAGGAGATGGCCAAAGCCATCCTTCAGCAGTCCAAGGTCTTGGCAGACGAGTACGCCAAGATGCCGCAGACCGTGTCGCAGGCGTTGACGCAGATCAACAACGCGATGCAGCAATTCATTGGCGAAACCGACAAGTCGCTCGGCGTGTCGAACGGGCTGGTCACGGTGCTGAAGTCGTTGGCTGACAATTTCGACAAGCTCGCCATCGGCATCGAGATCGCTGCCGTAGCCTACGGCGGCAAGTTTGCCGCGAGCTTCGCGAAAGCCTCGTCTGAGTATGTCCGTCAGGGGGCCGTGAAGATCGCGGCGCTTGCGGCACAGACGTCCGAAACGGCCCGACTGGCGGTCGGCGAAGAGATCGCAGCACATCGCGCCCTCGCTGCGGCCAACGCCAATGCGATCTTGGCTGCGTCGTCCGCGGAGTCAGCCATCACGGCCAAGGCGCAGGCCACCGCGTTGCAGGCGACGGCTGTTGCCAGCGGGGAGCTCGCGGTGGCTGCCAATGCAGCCGCCGTTGCGTCCTCGCGCGCCACAGCGGCCATCGCAGCGACGTCGGTTGCGGCTCGTATCGGCACCGCAACGGTCGGGGTATTCAACGCCGTCCTGACCGCCTTAGGCGGATGGATCGGCATTGCGATCACCGCGGCGATCGTGGCGCTCACTGCCTTGTACTCCTGGTGGAATAAGCACAAGATCGCCGCTCAGGAGAACAAGAAAGCCGCGGACGAGCTGAAGCAATCCATGGCGCTCTTGGAGACGCAGATGGCGTCGTCGCTCTTGGTGATTCAGAAAAACACCAAGGCCAACGACGACCTGTACACCCTGTTGATGACGAAAGGCATCACGGCGTACGAGGCCGCGAAGAAGCAACAGGATGTCGTCAAGTCCGCCACCGCGGTGTGGGACCGCTACAAGGAGGGCGTCGGCAGGGCAGCCAAGACGCTGGGCACGTTCACCGAGGAGCTCGCCAAGGGCAACCCGCAGGCCGTGGCCTTGAACAAGGCGATGACGGAGGAGGCGGCCAGCAGCGACCGCCTCGAGCAGGGTCTCAAGCGGTCGACCAAGGCGCGCGAAGACTCCGCGGCGGCGATGAAGGCGCAGAAGGACAAGGCGGCCGATCTCGCCAAGCAATTCAAAGAGGAAAAGCAGGCAAGCGACGAAGCTGTCGAGGCGATCAAGCGCGAGGTCAACGGGCTGGCCAACCTGCTCGAGGCCAAGAAGGGAGGCGAGGACGCCTATGCTCGTGTTTCTCTCGCCATGCAGCGAGAGGATGAGATTCGCGCGGCGCTGAACAAGGCGCTGCCGAACGAGAAGCAGAACGTCGTCGACCTCGTTCGTCGGAAGTATGAGCTCCTCGATGCCACGGACAAGCTCAACCTGGCGCGGAAGAAAGAAGCTGACGCGACGGAGGCGTTCAACGAGAAGATCCGTGCCTCCGTCCAGCAGACGGCAGATTTGGTATCGCAGAAGCTGGACGAGGCGAAGAGCTACCGCGCGGAGATCGCCCGGCAGGCGGCGCAGCCGTTTGAGAATGCCCTCAAGGGCATCCAGACGGCGTTCAGCAGCTTCTTCGAGTCGATCATGACGGACGGACTCAAGAGCTTCGAGAGCTTGGCCGAAGGCATCAAGCGGCTCTTCGTCCGCATGATGTCCGAGATCGCGGCACAGAAGATGGGCCAGCAGCTGATGGGCTCGGTCATGATGGACGGCTACGGCGCGCCCAAGCGGGATGCAGCAGGCAACCTCATGCGGTCGGGCGGGTGGATGCAGACCGCCGGCGGCGGGTATGCGGCGATCGGCGTGTCGTCTGCGCTGGCAGGATACTCCGTCGGCAGCCAGACCACGAACAAGGGCATCGGAGCCGTAGGCGGCGCGCTCGCTGGTGCGGGCACAGGTGCGGCTATCGGGTCCGTCGTGCCTGTAATCGGCACCGCGATTGGCGCTGTGGTCGGAGCCGTGGTCGGATTGGTCGGAGGACTGATCGGCTCCGCCAATGCCGCGAAGAAAAGCAACGAGGCTTTGAAAGTCTCGCAGAACCAGGTCCAGTCGTCGCTGGAAGGGCTGCGGGCAAGCATGTCGAACGACAAGCTCGGCCAGGCGATCGCAGAAACGAAGAAGCAATTCGATACGCTCCGTGAAGCCGCCCTACAGGCCTACGCCGGTCGGAAGAACGAAGGTGGGCGCGCGATCGCCATCGCGGAGATCAACCGCCTCGAGGCGGAGCGCATCGCGATCATCAAGGCGGAGTTCGACGCCGGGCAGAAGAAGCTTCAGCAGGACTACCAGATCCGCGAGCTCATCGCCCAGGGCCGGACGGAAGAGGCCGAGAACCTCGCGTTCGTCGCCGCGCAGCAAGAGGAGTACAATACCAAGCTGAAGGAGGGAGCAACGGCGGCAACGCTGGCGTCGTTGTCGTCTGCGCAGCTGGCAGAAGCGATGCGCCGCAACATCGAAAAGACGGAGGAGATGCGCCGCACGCTGTTCGATCTCACCAACGGTGCGCAGGCGTTCACCGATCCGCGCGGCGCCAGCGAAGCCTCGTTCATCGAATCCCAGAACCGCCGGATTTGGGACGCCATTCACCGCGGCGCCAACGAGGCAGAGCTCGCAGCCATTCGCTTCTTCAACGCAGCGGAGAAGGCGGCGCGCGAAGCGCAGATCCTCGAGAACGACACGCGCACCCGCGAAGGATTGCTGTCGCGCGGTCTCAGCGCCCAAGGCAACGCTCAAGCCGCGGACGACGTGGCGTTCCGTGCGCAGCAACGGCAGGAGATGGCAGACGCGATCGCGGCGGGCATGTCGCCGTCGAATATCGCGCTCCTCCGCTTCATCCAGTTCTCCGAAGCCTCTGCGCGCCAGATGCAGCAGGCGATCCAGGACGGCACCAAGGCGATCCAGGACGCGGCGGCGAAGGAGATCAAGGTCGTCAACGATCTCATCGACGCCGTGCAGACAGCGGCGGCTGAGCAGATCAAGGCCATCGACGAGCAGATCGAGAAGACGCAACTCGAAGCCAAGGCGACGGCGAAGCGGTTCGATGACCAGATCTCCGCGGTGCGAGAAGCCGCGCAGGCCCAGCTGGCGTCGTTGGATGTGCAGATCGTTTCCGCCCGAGCCGCACTCGATGCGACCAATCAGCAGATTAACCTCCTCGATCGGATCGTCCAGACCAACCAGAAAGTCGTCGATGCGCTGACATCGTTCGCCGACAGCCTGAAGATGGGTGAGCTGTCGACGCTGTCGCCTGAGCAGAAGTACGCCGAGGCCCGCTCGAGATTTAACGCTCTCGCAGGCTCTGCCGCAGGCGGGAACGCCGATGCTGCCACAGCCTTGCCGGACGCGGCCAATACGCTCCTGCAAGCGTCTCGCGCATTCTTCGCATCGACGCAAGGCTACGTGTCGGACTACAACACGGTCCAGGACACGGTCGATCAGTTGACCAAACAGTACGGCAAGACGTTGCCCGTGGACATCCAGACGCTCGAGGCAGCGAAGCAGACTGTCATTGGGTTGCAGACGTCTATCGATGTCCTCAACAAGCAACGGGACGCGATTCAGGACGCTGCGGACCGTCAGATCGATGCGTTGCAGACGCTGAAGGACAAGGCGGCGGAGGATGCGCAGCGGGCGCTGGACAAGCTGAACGAGCAGAAGGAACAGATCGGACGCGATGCGCAGGCAACGATCGACCGTCTGATCGAGACGCGCACGGCTATCGAGACCGCAGCACAGCAGCAGATCGACGAACTCGTCAAACTCCAGACGGAGGCGCACCTGACACGGTTGCGCCAGGACGAGTATTGGCAAACGTTCCTTGGGCTGTCGGGACAGTCGGACCCGCTTGGGCCTGGCGGCAACGGGCCTGGCGGTCCGGCAGAGACGGGCGGCTCGATGTTCGCGGTACCACAGGCGCTGCTCGACACGCAGCGAGAAACGATCGATGTGCTCGGAGCGAAGCTCGACGAGGTCGAAGAAGCCACGACAGCGGCGGTAACGAAGCTCGACATGTCGATCCGCGTCCTGCAGGAAGGCTTCTCTCGCCTCATCGAAGCCAGTGCCGTCGCGCAGGCCACGGCCGAACAGTCGCTGACGTATCAGCGGCGCACGTACAACGAAACCACCTAAGAGGACCCTATGTCGCTCGCTCAGCAGGAGACAGCCTTCCAGGATTCGGCGCTCGCCGTCCGCATGCACGCGGCCATCCGTCGACATGCGGTATTTCTCGTGACCAAGGCGAGTCCGACCGCCGCAGAGATCGCGTGGCGCGACGCGATTCTTGGCCTCCAGTACGACGACGTCTCGTTCCTAGGCCGGTGCCGCGCCTTCATGTGCGCGATGCCGTCGATCTACGATGCCGCCGACCTGACACCGCAGGTCATCACAGATAACGTGCTCTTGGCCATCGTGCCCGAGCTCCCGCCCGCGATCAAGCCGTAACGTATGGCGCGGATCTGGTTGGCGGAGATGACGGTCGGGACGCCCCTCGGGACGACCCGCGTACTTCGTGTCTGTTCGGGAAAAGGGTACACCACGGGCCCGGCAGCCTCTCCCGCCAACACCGAATACGATCCGCGCCTCCGCCAGCCCGTCAACATCGCACGGTCGATCTCGTCGCCCGGCGCGACGATCGGACAGTCTAAGATCGCGCTCGGCGCCGTGGTCATTGCCAACCCCGACGGCGCGCTCGATGCGTGGATGGAGTACAGCTTCGACGGCCGACTGATCGAGATTTACAGCGGGGAAGAGACGGCAGCGTACCCGGCGGGGTTCACCAAAGAGTTCATCGGGACGATGGACTATCCCGATTTCTCGTTGTCCGCGGTGACGATCAAGCTGCGAGAGACGCAGCGAGAGATGGACGCTCCCATCCAGATCCTGCGGTACGGCGGCACCAACGTGCTACCGGCCGGGCTGGACGGCGTTGCCGCGGATCTGAAAGGTAAGGTCATCCCGCTCTTGCTGGGTCGGGTGCGGAATTTCTCGCCGCCGTGCGTGAACACCTCGCGCCTGATCTACCAGCTAAGTTCACAGGCCGTAGAGACAGTGACTGGCGTCTACGATCAGGGCGCGGCGCTGACAGCGGGGGCCGCGTACACGAACGTCGCTGACATGGAGGCCAATGCGCCGACGGCGGGCCAGTACCGCTTCCTAAACACGGCGTCCGGATCGTACATCCGCCTCGGATCGTCGCCCGTGGATCCGCCTACGGTCGATGCGGAGCAGGCGAGCAGCACACCGGCCAACGAGACCGCGGCGCAGATCTTTTCACAGCTGGTCACGCGCGCGGGCGCGAACCTCGGAAACTCGTCACGGTACTCCATCGCCACAGGCGACGTCGCGGCGCTCGATGCGCTGAACAGCGGTGTGATCGGGCTGTACATCGACACGGAAATGACGTTCCTGCAGGCGTTCGACCAGATCGCCTCAACGGTCGGCGCGTGGTGGGGCGGAAACAACGCGGGAAAGCTGCGGATCAAGCGCCTGTCGCCGCCGTCGGGGACGCCTGTCCTGTCGATCACGAAACACGACGTGATTCCTCCGTTGGAACGGCTATCGACCAAGGACGAGAACCGCGGTGTGCCGTTGTATCGCGTGACGTGCCGGTATGCGCAGAATCCGACGGTACAGACCAACAACGTCGCTCTGTCGGTGACAGAGGCGAGACGGGCAGAGATTGGGCAAGAGTGGCGCGAGGCGACGTACACCGACACGTCCATCCAGTCGCGGTATCTGCTGGCGGACGGGCTCGTGATCGACACGCTGTTCGCGGAGGAAGCCGATGCGCTGGCGGAGGCGCAACGGCGGCAGATGATGCAGGCGGTGCAGCGTCACCGCTTCGACGTCACCGTGCAGTATGACACGACGTTTGCCGCTCTCGACCTCGGTGACATCGTCGGCCTGTACCACCCGCGCTTCGGGCTCAACGTGGAAGGGTCGGAGGAAGGCCAGCTCTTCGTGCTCATTGGCGTAGAACCAAATGCCGAGGACCGGCGCATCACGTTCTCGTTGTGGGGATCGTCGCTGGAGATGCAAAATCGACTCTTCGAAGACGGCGTCACGCGCCTGTTCGAAGACGGAACCTACCGCCTGACGGAGTCTTCATAGATGGCTGCACAGAAAGACACGGACCGCCCAGCCGCCAGCGCGGGCAACATCACCAACGCGGCTCTGTGGGTCATCGTAGATGCGCTAGGCGCCAGTGTGAAGATGACGCTGGCGCAACTCAAAACCTTCTACAATGCCGTGACGTCCATGTCCGGGGACGTATCCGCCGTGATCACCGCGGGTGCGGCGGTCACGACGATCGGGGCGCTGAAGGTCGCGACCGGCATGCTCCAGAACCTTGCCGTGACCACGGGAAAGATCGCAGACGATGCGGTGACGTTCGCCAAGATGCAGAACATCGCAACGTCGCGGCTCCTTGGCCGTTCCACGGCGGCGTCCGGCGACGTCGAAGAAATCAGCCTTAGCGCCGACCTGACACTGACGGCAGGCGTGCTCGGGCTGGCGGTGACGCCCGGTACGCCTGTCGTCTTGGCCTCAGACGCCACGTCGGGATCCGGCAACGCCCTCAGCAATGTAGGCATTGCACTCGCGATCGCTGCGAACACGAAATACTTCTTCGAGTTCTTTATCATCTGGACCTCGAACAGCACCTCGGAAGGCCCGAAGTTTGCGGTGTCGTGTCCTGCCTCGCCGACATCCATCATGTACACGATCGAACTGGATCCTGACCCGGCGATCAACACCGCGACGCGCCGGACGGAGACGGTGCAGGCGTCTGACGGCGGTACCGGCGTCACGTCATGCGTGTCGAACACTTCGCTCCACCACGCCAAGATCAGCGGGGTGATCCGCAACGGCGCCAACGCCGGCAATCTTCAGCTGCGTCACAGCAACACGAACTCGACCACCACTATCACGACGAAGGCAGGCTCGTTCGGCCGACTCGTCACGCTCCCGTAAGCCATGAGAACCGTCTTTGGATGGCCCCTGTACAGCGACGTGAGCGTGTCGTATACGCCCGCGTTCAGCGGCGGATCGTGGAGCGGGTCGCTGCCGCTGACGAACTTGCAGAGCCGACGACTGTCGAAGGTCGCGCGGTCGACCAATGCGCTGGCCGCGTCAACGCAATTCGATGTCGACCTCGGTGTGGCGCGCGCCGTGGGCGTGATCGCCCTGCCGAAGCATAACTTCACCACCGCTGCGACTGTCCGCGTTCGAGGATCGACGGTCAACACCTTTGCGTCCACGGTGTACGACTCCGGAACCGTGGCGGGCTGGCCCGCCGGCGTGACAGCTGAAGACGCCGCCGGTATCAACATCCCGTTCTGGCTCTGCCCGTCCACGACACAGACGGCGCGGTACTGGCGTATCGAGATCACCGATACCGCCAACCCCGCCGGGTACATCGAACTCGGGCGTGTCGTCATCGCCGGAGCGTACACCCCGACCTACGGTCCGAACTATTCGGCCGGTACCGGACTCGAGAGCGACACGGTCCGCACCGTGACCGACGGCGGCGGAGCGTTGTACGATGTCCGCCCGATCCGACGCACGGCGCGCTTCACCCTCGGAGACTTGGCTGAGTCCGAAGTGCTGGGCAACGCCTGGAAGATGCAACGGCTCCTTGGCACGAGTGGGCAGTTCTTCTTCCTGTGGGACGCCGACGATACAACGTACAAACACGAGCGGTCATTCTTGGCGGTGCTCCGGCAGTTGAGCGCCATCGAATACGTCGGACCCTCGCTGATCGACACCGCCTATGAAGTCGTGGAGGAGCTATGATCGCGGGGGTTATCTGGGCGGGTACGATGTTGAAAAGCCTGGCGTCTTCCACATCGATGCTGTGGAAGAAGCTGCCTACGGACGTGAAGCTGGTGCTCGCTGCCCTTGTGGCGGCGGTCGGGTTGTGGCTCGCTCATTCGCATTCGGTCAGCCAGGCGCGGGCCGAAGGCTTCAAGGACGGTAAGGCGTCCGTGCAGCAGGCCGCCGCACGCGAGGTGATCAGGTATCGCTTGAAGGTCGACACGCTGCGCATCAAGACGGACAAGCAAGCGAAGAAGACCGAAGCCTCCGTCGATACGGCAGAGAAAGCGATCGCTGACGTGCCACAGGAGATTCGCGATTCCTTTCCCGTCGTCGATCAGGCCTTGCGCTCGTGTTCGGTTGCCTTGCATGATTGCGATCAATTTCGAGCCGACGTAATGACGGAACGCACGGCGAGAGATTCGATGGATCAAGCCATGGCTGTCGTCATGGCAGCAAAGAGTGACACGATCGTGTCACTGAAGCGTCGACCCAGTCGGGTCGAAGAAGTCCTCGTCGCCATAGGGGTGGCGGTGATTACGTTCTTCCTCGCACGATAGGAGAATCCGTATGCGAATACCTTCTCTTGCCGTCGGCATGACGATGCTCTTGGCATCGGCCTTGCTGGCGTCATCGAACAGCCCGCCTCCGCCTGACCTGCACGACGAGATGCCGTTTGTGGCCGAGGCGCCACTGCCGCCGCCCGTCGTGTCGGCGTCCACGCTCACCGTGGCGTCGCGTGACAGCGTGGGCTTGGTCGTAGCCTGGAACCGCCGCTGTGCCGGCGCCGTGTGCCCCACGGCGTGGGACGTGTCGGTAACTGAGCGAAAAACCGCGACAACCTCGATGGTCGATCTCGCCTTCCGGCGCGTCACCACACGGTTGCGCGATACTATTCGACTCGAGCGCGCCGCTTGTCCTCTCACGCAACCTGTCTCCGTCGCACCCGACACCGCGATCGTCACGGTTCGAGCCGTCGTCAACGATGCCAGTCGACGGTCCGATCCCGGCATGTACAAGGTGCCGTTGCGATGCGTATCCCTCACAGGAAATGAACGAACGCAGGCGCTCGCCCTCGCGGATTCGTACCCAGCGACGGGCAGTCGTACCGTGGTCAGCGAGTGGGGGACCAAGGTGACAACCGGACGACAATCGATCATGCGGGTGGAGCAGATGCGGATCGCGCGCACCGCGATCGATTCCGCATGGATCAACCGCATGTTTGACAGTCTGCGCGTGGCACCTGACTCGGTGAAGTCGAGCGGGTCGTTGGCATCGCTTCGCCTGGGGTATCGGTATACCCTGTGCGAACTCAAGAAAAATCGATACACCGGTCAGGTGATGACCGTGACGAAAGGCGACGAAAGTCGATGTGAGCGCCAGCGTCAGGCGTACCAGTCGGAGCGGAGTGGATAACGCAGTCGACCGGGCCGTCCGGCGCGATACCTGGCGCCGTTGGTGGGAGCAGGGCGACTGGGATCGCCTTGCTCCCGCCGTCATTTCCCACGTCCGCCCGGTCATAATCAACCTACGGGACGATTTCGATATGGTGGACGACATCGCGTCTCGTACCGTGATTCGGTGCTGGGAACAGAAGAGCGTCCCGACCGACCCGGGAGGTTTTGCGGTAACGGTGGCGGCTAATCTCGCCCGAGATTACTACAAGACACCGTGGAACCAGAAACATCGAAGGCTGTCGATCGACAGCCTTGATTCAGACAGCGTGCTCGACAACTCGCCCGACCCGTTGCAACATCTTGTCGACCTTGACACCGAGGCGCACCTGGTGTCGTGCGCCAACCGAGTGCGCCGAAAGATCGGCGCCTTGGCTCCGATGTACCGCAATGTCTTGCGTCTGCGGTTCATCAAAGGCCTTTCGGTGGCCGAGACCGCCGAACACCTCCACATCACTGAGGGTCTGGTGAAGATGCGGACGGTCCGAGGACGACGGATGGTGCTGTGACAGACAACGACGGGGCGCAGATCCGTATCACCGTGCATGCGAAAGCCCGGAACACGGTCGAGATCCGTGCGCTGGCGCTTCTCGCCTCGGGTCAGTGGCACCGCCTCGGAACGCTGTGCATGCCGTCAGCTATCTGGTACGGTGTGTGGAGGCGTCTGCTGGTCAAAGGAGCCGAAGCCATTGGCGCGCGGTTGCACATCGACGAGCGTCGGGCGATACGCCTATAGAGCGGCCGCGCAAAGCTGCACAGCCGTAGCACCTATTCTAACGTCCGAGGACCCTCATCATGGCGTCTCAAGTTTCTACCGGCGCGCTCGTCGCGTACCTCGCCGCGCTGGCGTCCGATACGATCAAGATCGGCTTGTTGAAGAACACCTACTCCATCAACCCCGATCACAAGTTCGTCTCTGACGTCAATACGCACGAGTGTGGTGTCAGCGGATACACGGGCGGCTTCGGCGGCGCGGGCCGCAAGACGTTGGCGTCCAAGACGATTTCCGAAGATACGACCAACAACCGCGCGGTCTTTGACGCCGCCGACCCCGCGACGTGGTCCGCGCTGGCCGCAGGCGAAACGCTGCGGTATGCGTTCGTCTGCAAGGAAGTCACGAACGACGGCGCGTCGCCGTTGCTCGCCGTCCTGGACTTTGGTGCCGACAAGCCGACCAACGGCAGCGACATCTCCATCCAGATCAACTCGCTCGGCATCTACTACATCCAGTGTTAGGAGCACAGACCCATGACTGAGACGCTCGAACTCGGGTCCGTCGTCGTGATCGACGGCAAGGCGTGGAAGGCTGCCGTCATCGACGGAAACTCTGTCACCGCGGCCCGCGTGGACGCAGACGACAAGACTCACCGCATCTTCTTCGACCTCCGCGAGGTCAAGCCGTTGGGCGACGGCATGTTCTGCCTGCCCGGGCGCGTGGAGGCGCGCGTGCCACGTGCAGGAGAAATCGGCGTGGCCGTCGCGACGGTGCCATGACCTTGTTCATGGCGCTGGAGAAAGGGACCGACCGCCGGCTTCGACAGTCTCTGATACAGAGCGAAGTGGAGCCGGTGGTCGACACCGAGTACCTGCACACCGACGACACCTGGGACACGGAACCGGACGAGAGCGAATTCAAGTATGATCCGCTGTCCAAGGCGTTCCTGCCCATCGTTCCGCCCGTGTATGCGCGCACCGTTTTGTCGAAACGCGAGTTCCGAAACCGCATCGGAGAGGCGTGCCGTCGCGCGATCATCGCCTTGCGTCGCTCCACGGATCCGAACCTTGCCGTCATACGCGACACCCTGGAAGACATGAAAGAGACGCTGGACGGTGTTCCGAACGTCGACCTTGAGAACAAAGACACGATCAAAGGGATCAATGGGCTTGTGCAGCTCGGACAGATGGGCCACATCCCGTTCACGGCGGCCGACGGCGTTCGCGTCCTCACGCCCTCTACCGTTGAGCAGGAGGACTGATGGCGAATAAGATTCTCACGCTGTTCGAGACGCTCCAAAAGCCGGCGATCACATTCGGGTCGGTCACCAACGGAGCCGGACGCATTTGTGACGTGATAGACAACACCACGATCCGCGCCAATAGCGGACTGGTGTTTGTCCAGATCAAGTCCGGCGCGACAGGGCCCAACAACGGCAGTCAGTACCGGGTCTATCTGGTCCGTCGGTCCGATGACACCACCGGCTCGCCCAACGACATCTCCGACGACAGCCTCGGGACGGCTGACGCGGCCGTGTCGACGGAGCCGTCTGCCGCAGAGTGCATCGGTGCGATCACTCTGACGAACACGGCTAATTTCACGTTCAAGAAAAGTTTCATCATCAGGGATCTCTCGCCGAAATTCAGCATCGTGCTTTGGAATGCCAGCGGACAAACGGTCAGCACGACGAGCTCTGATCACGATCTCCAGGTCGTGCTGACCAATCCTGAAGTGCAGTAAGGCGCGATGCCTGCGCTTCGAGACGCGACAACAACAAACGCCGTCGCCGCATCAGCCACGGGTCTGACGGGGCTGGACAACGCAGGCACGAATTTTTCGTGGGGTGCCTGGTTGCGGATTGATCCGCCGTTGATGTCGGGCGGCCAATCGTCGATTTGGGTGCATGCCAACGACGCGTGGTCACCTCGACACGGCATTGCCATTTTTGCGTTGGGGACGGGGGAACTGCGCATACGGCCGCAAACGTCAACCAACAACCTGGTGTCATCGCCCAACGGGTTGGTCACGCGGCAATACAATCATTTCGGTATCCGCAAAAATGCCACGGCCGTGACGTTTTTTCGGAACGGCCGCGCGGTGGCGCAGGCAGCCACGACGCTGTCGCCAACTGTGAGCGGCACACGGCAAACGCAAATTGGCGGCCCCACGTATGGCGGCACCCAGGCGTTGCACGGCGTCGATGTGTGGGATATTCGCGTGTTTCCGCTCTTGGCGTTGACCGATGGCGAGATGCGGGCGTTGGCGGATCCTCGCTCGCAGATCGGCGGATGTAAACAACGACTGGTCTATCAACACAATTGGCGCGTGGCCGGAACCGGCGCGCAGACGTTGCTCGATGAATCGGGCAACGGCAATAGCCTGACAACGTCGGGACTGAACGATGCGCGAACGTCCGTCATTGACGAACCTGATTGGTACGGCATTCTTCGCGGACGCACCGTATTCGGATACGTTGGGTCCTCGGCGCAAATCTTTTCCATCGGCGTCGCGATCGCCAATGCGCTGGCGCAAGACGCGGCTGCTACCGCGGGAGCGCTGAACGTCGCTGTGGGCAACGCGACCGCTGCCGCCGCAGCCCATGCCGTTGCCGCGGTAGCGGGGACGCTCGCTGTCGCGGTAGGGAACGCTACGGCATCGGCCAATGCCAACAACGTGGCCGTGGCGGCGGGAGCGCTGAACGTCGCCGCCAGCGTCGCGATAGCGACCGCCGCAGCACAGAGCGTGGCAGCAGCCGCAGGAGCGCTGGCGGTGCCTGTCGGGAACGCTACGGCATCGGCCAATGCCAACAACGTGGCCGCGGCGGCGGGAGCGCTGAACGTCGCCGCCAGCGTCGCGATAGCGACCGCCAACGGGCAAGACGTCACGGCGTCGTTCTCGGGCGTCACCATCGTGGGCGTCGCTACCGCCGCAGCGGTCGGGCAGAATGTCAACGCAGCGGCCGGCGCGCTGGCGGTGCCTGTCGGCGTGGCGACCGCGACCGCGACACCTCGCGATGTTGTGGCGACTGCCGGCGCCTTGGCGGTGCCGGTAGGCGTCGCAACCGCTGCCGCCGCCGGACAGAACGTGACAGCGACCGCCGGTGCCTTGGCGGTGACGCTGCTCACCGCGACCGCTGCCGCCGCTGCCCAGTCGGTGCTTGTGACGGCCGGCGCGCTTACGATCCCCGCCGGTGTCGGCGTAGCGGCTGCGGTGCCGAGCCCGGTGACGGTGACGGTCAGCGGCGTCTCTGTCGCGCTCGGCGTTGCGGTCGCGTCCGCCTACGCACAGGTTCCGCTCGTCATCTACGGCTCAACGGCAGCCACGATCATCGCGGTGCAGGACGTCTTGGATCGCTCGCCGTCGGTCGCGGTGTTTGATCGCAGTCCGACCGCCGTGGTGGTGCTGCGGAGCGGTGCTGCCGTAGTCCAAGACCGCTCGCCTTCCTTCGCTATCATCGAGGTCACCTGAACATGGCTACTCCGCAGCTGAGTCCCCTGAACGACCTCGCGTTCCTCGTCACGCTGAAGGTCATGGGTCCGACGGGGGCGATGATTCCGTTGGATACAGGGTCCGCCTCGTGTTTCCTCGCCACGAGTGCGGCGGCCACTGCGGGTGCGGCCGATCCGTCGTTGGTCGGGACCATCACGTACACGGGCGCGGGCGGCAAGTGGACGGTGTCGTTCGACGCGGCTATCCTCACGCCGTCGCTCCTGGCGACGCATTTCGCCGCGGCCACGCCCTACGTCATCATCCAGGTCGCCAACGGCATCCGACGCGCCGTGGCGTGTCAGTACAGTGACTCTTACGAGGCGGAGGTATCGTGAAGCGGTTCATCGAACTCACCGGCTTAGGGAACGGCAAAGGCGAGATCTCGTTCAACAAGTGTGTCACCGTGGCGGCGATGGCGGTGTTTGGGTACGCCGTGCACCAGATCATCGTGCTGTTGCGCATCGTGCCGCCGTGGTACGTCTGGAGCTTCGGCTTCGGCGCCTTGGGCGCGGGCTTTGGACTCAAGGGCTACCTCGGCGCCGCCGCGCGTCGACACGAGAGCGTGGCGCAGAACGACTCCACGGCGCTCACGGGCAATCTCGCCGAGATGATCAAGGCCGTGAAGGCGCGCAACGCGGACGAGGGCTTCCAGCCCAGCGGCCAGGTGCCGACGGTGTTCCATGATTGACGCCGCCTACATCCTTCAAATCGCCCGCCTGTTCCTCTTCGTCCGCGAGGTCAAAGGGAACTTCGGACGGTGGGTCGAGGCGATGCAACGGGTCGGCGGCACGGTCAAAGGCCAGCCGTGGTGCGCCTGCGCGGTGATGACGGTGCTCGGCATCGTGTACCGCGGCAAGCCGCCGTTGCCCTACACGGCGGGCTGCGACGAACTCTTGCGTGCCGGGCGGAAGCTCGGTATCGTACGCACCGACCCCGCGCCTGGCGACGTCTTCCTGTTGATGGCGAGTGAGCACGATGCGACGCATACCGGATTCGTAACTGACGTGACTGACACGCATTTCGGCACGTTGGAAGGCAACTCGAGCGACCCGACGCAGCCGCCCACGCGCGAAGGCTGGGGGTTCTTTGAGCGCCCTGTCGATTCTCCCCGCGCGAGGAAGCGTGGGCCGCAGTATCTATTCCTCCGCGTCCTTGACGCTGCGACGTGACGGCTCTCGCGATTCCTCGCCCGGTTTCAGCGCCGCCGCTGCCTCACGATACTGCGATCCTCCTGCGTCTCCATGTCATCGCCAAGACTATTCTCGCCAGTCGCCACGAAGGGCCGTGTCAGGTCGAAGACCTCGTGGCGGCAGGCTGGCTCGGATTTCGTGATGCGTGGGAACGCGGAGTCGCCGCGAATGCGAAGTACCTGAAGACCTTCGCCTTCCGCCGTGCGGAGGGCGCGATGCTGGACGAGATCCGCCGATGGAACGGCGTGCCGTGGTATCCCGTACAGCATCCGGTCCACCTGGATCAGTTGGAAGACGGCGACTGGGAGACGCTGAGCGTCGACGGCCCTGACACGGATGTGCTGCCGTTCGTCATGCCGCCAGCCTTGAGAGACCGACTGGACGAGGCCCTCCGCACGCTGACGCGCCGTGAGCGCGAGGCGGTGCAATATTCGTTCTTCGAAGACCTGCCCATGATCGATGTGTCGGAGAAGATGGGCATTTCGATCAGCGTCGCTTACCTGTATCGTTGGGCGGCGGTGCAGAAGCTGCGGAAGTATTTCACAGCAGAACCCGTGGACGAGCAAGAAAAAGGTTGACCGACTGAAAAACACCTATTAGACTGTTGTACAGCAGTTCAACGAAGTGTTTCGCTCACCCAACGACGGAGTTTCTCATGCCCAAGCCGCTTACCGCCGCCCAGTATCTCCAAGCCAAGCGCCAAAACCGCGCACAGTACCGCGCAGACATGGCGTCACTGTATGCGGAAATGGACCGCAAGCTCGCCGTCCATCAGCAGACCGTCGAACGCTGCCCGTGCGGAAACGGGCGCGAAGCGGATCAGTTCTCGGGTCTGTGCATCAGCTGCGAGTTCACCGTCGGATTCGAAGGCGTCCAGCAGCGTATCGCCGCGCGCAAGGCGGGCAAATGACCGCCGCCCAATTGCGCGCCGCCACGCTTCCGCAGCTGGAAGCCCGGAAGGCCGAGCTGCTCGCCATCCGTCAGTTCTCCTCGCACGCGGAGCGCGATAAGGCGCGTCGCGAGCTCCGCGCGGTCGAAGACCGCATCGCCGAAGAGCAGCCGCACGACCCGCTCCATGCGGCGATGGGCGATCTCGCGTTCCACCTGCGGATGCTGCGGAGGTACGGACGATGACCCGCGCTACACGGCAGGTGCGCGACAAGGAGGGGTATATCATCTCCAAGCCTACCGTCCGCACCGTAGTGACGATGGACGGCTTCATGATTGCCGAACTCAACGACCACACCTTGACCCTCCGCCCCGTCGGGCGGAAGCGCGGCGGGCCGACCGAGGTCACTATCTCGTGGGGCAAGCTGTACATCCGCGCCATGATGGACAAGGTCGACGCGGAGAAGGCGGCGAAGCGCAAGGCGCGGAAGGAGGCGCGGCGGAAATGAAGCTCTCCCCCGTGCTGCGGAATACGCCCCTGGGCGTCCGGATCCTCGTTCGCGGCGTCATTGTTGACTCCGCGAACGACGCCCTCGAAGCCTGTCAGCGAGTCCATGAGATCTTGCGGTCCGAGCCCGCGACCGGAAGCTGGGTCGGGGCGCGCATCTACGCCGTCGACCCGTACGACCTCGAAGACACCACCCGCGGCGAGCTGCTCGGCCAGTGGCTGCTCATCAAGAACGGCGACATCGTCGCGCTCGACAATCGGGCGCGTGAGCTCGAGCGGTACATCCGCACCACTCCTGGAGGAACGCTCCCGTGAACGTGAAAGACCTCTCTCGCATGCCCCAATGGGTGCAGCAACATATCGCGGACCTGGAGGAGCAGGTCCGCACGCTCAAGGCCGCAGCGGGCGAGCGTGCCGTGTCCACGGCGACGCCGTTGTCCGTCAAGCCGCCCGTGGGTGACATGTTCTACCTCCCGCCGCGCTCCACGGTGCATTTCGACCTCCGCCCCGACATGGACGTCGCCGACCCGTTCAACGAGCACCAGCTGCGGGCGAGCCTCGCGTCGACGCGCGAAGCCGGCATCCTCGTCCCGCGGCTCTCCGTGTACGGCATTCGCAACATCGTGATTCTGCCGCAGTCGCCCAACAACATCCTCCTGGAGTTCACCGCCAAATGACCCGCCCGGCACCGAAAAACCTGCCCGACACTCCGCTCTACCTCGTGTACCGGTACGAGATGAAGCACCTGTTCACCTATGAGGTGTACAAGACCGGCAAGAACCACCTGTGGGTGCGCGCCGTGCACGGGCCCGAGACCGCTGAGCTCCGCAAGCGGTACTTCATTGCCGACGTTGCGCCGTTCGAGTACGTCGAGACCGCCAACTTCCACACAAGCAAGGAAGCGGCGTTCGACGCTGAAGCTGAGCGTCTCCGTGCCGCCGCTGACCGACTGGGCGAGATCTACCTGGACGCGACGCGTCGTCTCGACAAGTTCATGGCGAGCCGCGCAGAGGTGCTCGGATGACCGCGTCCCCGTACAAAGAGACTTCGCTCATCAATGCACGCTCCATGGAGGACCGGAAGGACAGTCAGCGGTCTAAGGTGTATGCGGCGGAGCGGGCGGCGTTCGGATATCGCCGGTTCTACCACGGCGGCAAGACCAAGGCAGAGATCCTCGACTACCTGCAGATGTTGCTCGACACCAAGTGGCTGCGGAAGCGGTGGCCCAACGCGCCCACTGTCGTACAAGAGACGATGGATCAGTCGACGGCATACGCCCGCAAGCGGTCGCCTATCAAAGGCGCCGACAAGGTCCTCAAGGTCGCCTGGCGGCGCGGATCAGGCGCGTCGGCGAGTCCGGGGAGGAGCCTCATTACTTTCGGCGCGTCGGGTGACTGCCTGAGCTACGAAATCACGGTCCACGAGCTCGCCCACATCCTGGCGCCGATCCATGCCAAGCACAACCGCATCTTCTGCAAGGTCTACGTGATGCTGGCGGAACGGTTCTTTGGAATCGACGACGCGCGGAACCTCCGCCGTGCGTTCGTCTTGCGCGGTGTGAAGCATACGCTACCGAAGGTCCTGTCGCCGGAAGCAATGGCCAAGGCCAAGGTGCGCGGAGAGGCGCTTCAGCGGTTGCGCAACAAAAAAGACGGCGGTACATTCATCTAATGTAGTTCAACGACGCGCACAACGACCCCAACGACAGGACCATCTCTCCATGTTCACGCCCAGCCCGCAGCAAGCCACCATCTTCCATGCCATCGAGCATGGGTCCGGCAACATCATGATCATCGCCGTCGCGGGGTCGGGAAAGACGACCACGCTCATCGAAGGCATGAAGAGGATGAAGGGGTCCGTGGTGCTGGCGGCATACAACAAGAAGATCGCCGATGAGATCCAGGAGCGGGTCAAGGGCATGGACGGCGTCAAAGCCTCCACGTTCCACAGCCTGGGTTTTTCGGCCTGGCGTCGCGTTGCGCCCAAGCTCGGGCCCGTGGACGAGAAGAAGGTCGCCAACATCTGCGCCACGCGCAAGATGGACGAGCGGTTCGTCCCCGTGGTCAGCGAGCTCGTGTCGTTGGCGAAGCAGAACGGGATCGGCTTCCTCAAGCCGATCAGCGACGAGGGCGCGTGGTACGATCTCGTCAGCCACCACGACCTCGAGGAGAAGCTGCCCGAAGACACGGCGGAAGTGACGTTCACGATCGGAGAGCTCGTGCACGAGTCGCAGCGAGTCCTGGAGATCAGCATCGCGCAGAACGCCACGATCATCGACTTCGACGACATGATCTACGCCCCGCTCGTCGGCAACGCCCGCGTGACGCAGTACGATTGGGTCCTCATCGACGAGGCGCAGGACACGAACCCGGCGCGCCGGGCGCTCGCGAAGAAGATGCTCAAGCCGGGCGGCCGCCTCATCGCCGTGGGCGACCCGTACCAAGCCATCTACGGCTTCACAGGCGCAGACAGCGACGCTCTCGACCTCATCGACCGCGAGTTCTCCACGCAGCGTTACCCGCTCACCGTGTCGTACCGCTGCGCCAAGAACGTGGTGACGGTCGCCCAGCGGTACGTCGACCACATCCAAGCGGCAGAGACTGCGGTCGACGGCTCGACAGGCATGATGACGACGGCGGAGTTCAACAAGCTCACGCCCAAGGCGGGCGACGCGATCCTGTGCCGCAACACCAAGCCGCTCATCAAGTTGGCGTATTCGCTGATCCGCCGTCGGATCAGTTGCTACGTCGAGGGCCGCGACATCGGCCGCGGGCTGCTCGCGCTCATCGGCAAGTGGAAGGTGAAGTCCGTCGACGCCCTCGCGGACAAGCTGCACGGCTTCCTCGTGACGCAGACGCAGAAGATGCTCGCGAAGGGTGAGGAGATGCAGGCGCAGGCGCTCACGGACAAGATCGAGACGCTGCTCTTCATCATCAACGAGGTGCTTCCGGCAGAAGCCACAGTGGCTGACCTGCAGCGGGAGATCAGTCAGCTGTTCGGCGACACGCCCGCGGGCACGACGGCGCGGGCGGTGGTCCTGAGCACCATCCACAAGTCGAAGGGCCGGGAATGGAACACGGTGTACTGGTACGGCGCGAACCGCTTCCAGCCGAGCCCGTTCGCCCGTCAGCTGTGGCAGCAAGAGCAGGAGCGGAATCTGATGTACGTCGCGGCGACGCGCGCCAAGTCGGTGCTCGTTGAAGTCGCGGCGCCAACGAAGGATGAGGAGGAGACGAACTGATGCCGAAGTTCAACGAAGAGCGGTATGTGCCTGGGCATAACCTGCCCGGGCACATCACGACCGCCCACGTGATCACGAGTTTGAGACTCGTCACGCGCGGGGGTCACACCACGATCAAAGTGTTCAACCGCGGCGGGTACGCGGGTGAGCTGGTCGTGGACAACAACGACGCCAGCGAGATTGCCTGTCGATTGCTGCCTCAGTGCGAAGTCGTGGAGATCCCCGGATGAGCACCCCGCCCCTCCGCTTCCGCGGGTCGTTCGGGTACAGCGGGCGCGTCTACACCGCCCTCGAACAGGAACAGCTCCTCCGCGTCATCCCCGAGCTCAAGTTCAACCAACCTGGCGAGAATATCAAAGACGCAGAAGTCGGGCGAATGACCAACTACTGGGAGACGTACGAAGGCGTAGACTTGCAGGCGCTCTACGAGGCTGTGCCCGACATCGATTTCTCCGTCAAGGGCGTGGACTCGCTCACGGGACGCGACGTCTTCCAGTGGGCCATGCAGCTGGCGACCGCGGGCGCGAAGCCGGCGGCGTCGCAGTTCAACAACCACGTCAGTGTCATCGTGCCTGACATCGGGCTGTTCTCCGTTCGCTCTGTGCGGGTCTTGGAGAACGCTTGCACGGACGACCTTCAGGCCTTCCTGGACGACGGCTGGATGATCCTTGCTGTCTGCCCCCAAGCCGCGCGCCGTCCCGACTACGTGCTCGGCACCACTCAAAAGGATCAAGGAGACCGCCGTCGATGAGCCCGAAAAAGAAGAAAGCCCCCAAGGCCCCAGTGTACGTGTCCCGCATCATCCGGGGAGGATATCCCGTCGCTTTGGACATGGACCGCCCATTCCCGATCCGCGCCTGGTTCGCCCACTGGCACTCAGCAAAACCGCTGGAGGTCGAGCTGCGGTTCAAGAAGCGGAGCAACACCAAGTGGTATCGACGGCAAGGCGAGTGTGTGGCGTATTCGCGGCCGGTCGGCGGGCCGGACCGGTGGTCTCGCGTGTCGTATGGCGACTACTTTCTGCTCTTCAACGAAGCACGGGCCGCCATCATTCGTAGCAGCAAGGCTGAAGTGAAGCGAGACGAGGATGACCTCGTGCGATCGCGCGCCAAACTAAAAGACGCGATGGACATTCCCCGCTGTCGGAAGAAAGAGTCCGCGGAGTTTCCGCCGCGCCCGGCGAAGAAAGCCGCCAAGGAGGCGAAGGAGTGATCAATACCGAGCAGGTCATGGAAGACGCGGAAGTCGCGGCGATCTACTTTCGCGGTCTGACCGACAAGGGCGTGCAGGCGTACCATGCCGCCACGCTCACTTCGTCGTACATCTCTTCCCGTCAGATCGCACGGGCGAGCAGCGAAGAGCCCAAGAAGCCGTGGGAGGAGAAATGACGGGCCTCGCCAACCACTGGGACGAGGCGTACCCGTTCAAGACCGCGCCGTACGATCATCAGCGGGCGGGTCTCCGTCAGACCGCGGCCGCCAAGGAGGCGGCGCTCTTCATGGACACAGGCACGGGCAAGACGTTCGTCATCCTCGCTAATGCCGGCATGCTGTGGCAACGCGGGGAGATCGACGTGCTGTTCGTCATTGCGCCCAACGGGCTGCACGTCGTCTGGAGTGACGAAGCGGGAAAGCACCTGCCTGAGGACCGCTTCATCCCGCATCAGGTCTTCACATACAGTGCCGGGCGCACGGACAAGGCGATTGCGTCGCTGCTCAACGGCATTCGCAAAGGCACACCGCGGATCCTGCACGTCGTGACGATGAACGTGGAATCGTTGAGCTCCGCACGCGGGCAGCGGTTCGCCGCCGCCGTCGCCGACGCCTGCAAAGGGCGATGCCTGTTGGCGATCGACGAGAGCCACAAGATCAAGACGCCCTCATCCATTCGTACCAAGGCCGCGTGGAAGCTCGGCGAAAAGGTCGCCTACCGCCGGCTCGCTACGGCGACGCCGGCGGGCAACGGATGGCAGGACCTGTATGCTCAGTTCAGGTTCCTGGACCCGAAGATCATCGGTGTGCGGTCCTTCACGGCGTTCCGCGCGGAATACTGCATCGAGCGCACATTCTCCACGTTCTCCACCGTGGTGGGCTACCGGAACCTCGAGCAGCTGAAGGCCAAGATCGCGCCGTACGTCTTCCGCGCGGACAAGGAGAAGTGTCTCGACATCCCCAAGCGCATTCCGCCTATTCGCATCCCCGTGGAGCTCGGGCCGGATCAGAAGAAGGCCTACCGCGAGATGAAACAGGACTTCCTCACCGTGCTGCCGCACGAGGCGCCGCGGAGCGAGATGGATGCGTCTGTCATCGCTGAGCAGTCGATGACGCGGTTCCTACGCATGCAGCAGATCCTGAGCGGCTTCGTGCCCGCGGCAGACGGCACGATGCACGTCTTCGACGAAAACCCGCGGATGGATACGCTCTTCGAGCTGATCGAGAACAGCGGGTGCAAGGTGCTCGTGTGGAGCCGCTTCCAAGCGGACGTCTCGCGCATATCCGCGCGGCTCGCCGCACAGAAGATCAAAGGAGTGGAATACTACGGCAACACGGGGTCGGACGCGAGAGAAGCAGCTTATCGCGATTTCCGCACAGACCCCAATATTCAAGTGTTCAACGCTACCGGCGCCACCGGCGGCGCGGGCCTGACGCTGATCGAAGCGCCCGTGAGCGTCTATTACTCGCATACGTGGGACTACATCGAACGCGAGCAGACGGAAGGACGAAACTGGCGCAGCGGGCAGACGCAGGCGGTGACGTGGTACGACCTCGAGGTGAAAGGATCCATGGACACGAGGATCCTGCACCGCGTGACGGTTGAAAAGCGGAGCATCAGCCAATCGGCGATGGACTACACCGATTTGCGGTCGATGGTAGAATCTGATGAAATCTAGCACGGGTCTTGCTTCGCGCGCGCCCGCACGCGCGCGCACGGTAGGAGTTATTGAGCTATTGGCTATTGGCGGAATCTTTTCCGGTTACGGCATTTGTACGGGTATCGATGAGACCGTAGAACGTCGGTTTAAGGCGAATCGGTTCACTCAAACGAAACTGAAACTCGAAAACGGAAAGTCACGCGCGCATGTGAGTTTCGGTAATCTTCGAGGCCCCGTATGAATACCGTAAGCCAAAAGATTCCGCCAATAGCCAATAGCTCAATAACTCCTACCGTGCGCGCGCGCACGAAGCAAGATCCGTGCGAGACCGAGCGGCGAACCCGTCCTTGCGAAATACACGAGGCCGCGGCATACTGCGCATCCAACGGAGCCTACTCGACCGCACCATCCAACGACGGCATCATCTCCTCCACACCTCTCGCGCCTTCCCCTTTTCCGGCCCTCATGACCTCCCTTCGTCGTCCCCGTGTCTTTTTGCTGGCACAGCCGTCTGTCTCTCGACGCGGAGAGCTTCCGGATCTTCGCCCGCTGGGCGAATTCGGCGATGTGACGGTGATCGTGACCGGCGACATGAATCCGATGCGCTACCCCGCCCGCACGGCGACAGCCATCGAGGATAAGCTGCACGATTTTGACCCCGAGGTCGACTATTTGGTCGCCGCCGGGGGTGCGACGTTGGCCGCGCTGGTCATTGGATTGGTGCTCGGACAGATGGGGATCGAGCAATTCCAGTGGCTGAGCTTCCAACGCGGTATCGACGCGGAGGGACGGCGCGTCAACGAGGGCGGATATTACCGCCCCGTCCGTCTCGACTTCGGACAGATTGAGCTGCTCGAAGACGAAGCAGGTGACCCCAACGAAGAGGACACAGATGAGCAGTAACAACGACGAGATGGACGGCGGCGTCGACCCGGTCTTGGCCGCCATGCTCGCCAACGACGCTGAGGAGATTGCTGCCGCAGCCCCCGTGGTCAGCTTGCAAGCGGTCCAGCAAGCCGCCCGCGCGATGCACGAGGCACAGGTTGCCGTCGCTGAGGCCGAAAAGGACCTCAAGACGAAGAAGGAGGCGCTCCGCATCCTTGAGGAGGTGCGGCTGCCTGAACTCATGGACACGGCCGGTGTGTCGTCCGTCTCCACGCCCGACGGACTCGTGGTAACGATCGAGTCCTTCATGTCCGCGTCCATCACAGAGGCCAAGCGCCCGTTCGTGGTGCAGTGGCTCAAGGACACGGAGAACGACGAGCTCGTGAAGCCTGAGCTGCACATGGTCTTCAGCAAGGGCGAGCTCGCGGAGGCGCAGCGGATCGCGGCCGAGATGAGTACCGCGCTGGGCCGACCGGTGGAAGTCTTAGAGGCGGTCAACACGACGTCCTTCAAGGCGCTCATCGCCGAGCTCCGCCGTGAGTCGCCTGACATGTCGCTTCCGCTGGACGAGCTTGGCGTCTACATCGGCCGCAAGGCGAAGATCAAGACGTCCAAAGCGCCCAAGAACGCCCTCGCGTAGTCTCCCACTTCCAACACCTTCCAGGATCTGTTCCGTGGCTGAATCCAAAGCATCAACCAAAACCGACGTCGCAACGACCACCAAAGCGCCCGCCGCGGTGCTGCCCGACGGCGTCGACATTGCCGCCCTTGTCGGCGACGCTAGCGAGTTTGGGCAGTCGTTCGAGAAGAGCGATCTCGCGACGCCGTTCCTTCGCGTGCTCCAGCAACTATCTCCGCAGCTTCAGAAGCAGAAGCCGGAGTATATCGCCGGTGCCGAGCAGGGCGATTTCTTCCTCACGGGCTCGTCCCGTGTGATTCCGGGCGCAGAGGGCGTGGTGCTCATTCCCGTGCACTATGAAAAGTCGCACACCGAGTGGAAGCCCAAGCGCGGCGGCTTCGTGGCCGATCACGGGCCCGTGTTCGACGTCGACCGCGAGGCGTCGTGGGATGAAGAGCGCAACACCTTCGTCCTGCGCAACGGCAACGAACTCGCCGTCGGCATGCTCTACTACGTCTTCGTTGTGGACGTGGAAACGGGGGCCTATGAGCCCGCTGCGTTCATCCTGAGCGGCTCGCAGATGAAGAAGGGCCGTAAGTGGAACGCGATGATGCGCAGCTTCCAGCTCAAGGGCCCGAAGGGCTACTTCACGCCGCCGTCGTTTTTCCTGTCGTACCACGTTACCACGGTGCCGGAGCAGAACGACGCCGGCAGCTGGTACGGCGTCAGCATCAAGTCCGGCAAGTTCACGCACCAGCTGCCCGACGGCCCGGATCTGTACGAGCGGGCGAAGGAGCTCTACCGCAACGTGCAGTCCGGGGTTGTGAAGGCGGCGGTGGATGCGCTCGACACCACAGAGAAAGCGACCGACGACGGTCCGCTGCCTGACCTGCCCGAGTCGGACGGGTCCTTCGGAGAAGATCGCGCCTTCTGATGGCGCCGATCGATCCGTCACTGGTCGAACGCTTTCGTGACCGGTTTTCCGGGTACGCGAAGGCGTTCGGCCAGTCCGTAGTCCGCGACCAGAACGACACCGGCAAGATGCAGGCACGGTCTTGGACGGTGTCGGGCGCGCCCAGCGCCGCCACTTACCAGAAGCACCTGGAAGGCGACGGCGCTGGGCTCGGCGTGGTGATGCTCTGCGAAGACGAGACCCTTCGCTTTGGAGCTATCGACTATGACGACCGCTCTCTCCACCACATCAACGCCGCCAAGGAGATTGCGGCCCGGAACCTCCCGCTGGTTCTGTGCCGCTCCAAGTCCGGAGGCGGACATTTCTATTGCTTTACCAAGGAGCCTGTGTCCGCGGCCTTGATGAAGCAACGGCTCACCGAATGGTGTGCCCTGCTCGGGTTCGCGGTAACGACCGAGATATTTCCAAAGCAGACCACGCGGTACAACGAGGCCGACATCGGCTCGTGGATCAATCTGCCGTACTACCATGCAGACGAGACGACGCGGTATGCCTTCGACGACGACGGCAATCAGCTGTCGCTGGAAGAATTCCTCGACGTCGCGGATGCTCGGGCGCTGACGGCAGAGCAGCTCAAGGCGTATGAAGTCGGGGCGGCGAGTGCGTTGTTCGCTGACGGCCCGCCGTGCCTCCAGATGCTGGAAGCGCGGGGAGGCTTTGCAGAAGGTTCGAAGAAGAACGGCATGTTTGACGTCGGCGTCTATCTGCTCAAAGCCCGACCCGACACGTGGGAACACGACATGACGCGATACAATGACGTCATGGCGCAGATCAAACCCGACGAACTGGTGCAGATCACCAAGTCGCTGCGGAAGAAGAGCGAGGCACAGGACGGCAAGGGCTACTCGTACCAATGCAAACAACCGCCCATCAACGCCTTCTGTAATCGCTCCGTCTGCCTCACGCGCACTCACGGCATCGGGCGGACGGCGGAGTCGCAGGTCACGATCGAGAACCTCACGCGGTACCAGTCCAAGTTCGGCGATGACAGCTTCTGGATCGTGCAGATCGCCGGGCAGAGGATCCTGTTGACCACGGCCGACATGTACCACGTCGACCGTTTCAATATCGCGTGCATGTCTCAGGCCAACGTCATTCCGATCCTCTCGGTGACGCCGCAGAAGTGGAAGGCATATCTCAACGAGCTCATCTCGCGGGCGGATGTCATTCAGCTGCCCGACGACGCCACGCCCACGGGGCAGGTGTGGGAGCAGATTGAGGCGTTCTGCACGCAACAGGTCAACGGGCTGAGCCGAGAAGACGTATGGCAGGGGAAAACCTGGTTCGAAGGCGGGCGGACCTATTTCCGGTCCAAAGATCTGTTCGCCTATCTGGAAGCGAAGCGGGTGAAGTTCAAGTCCGAAACGTGGGTGTGGAACCTGTTGTCCGAGCACGGAGGCCAGAAGTCCTTTTGGAACATCAACAAGCGCGGGGTCAATGTGTGGAGCATCCCCGCGTTCGCTGGACGAGAGGAGCAGAGCGGAGAACAGCCCGAAGCGGGAGCGGTACATGAGGAGTTCTAGGTAGATGGCCCAGTCGGTGGAGATATTGTTCGGCCCGCCCGGAACGGGCAAGACAACGGAGTTACTCAACCGGCTGGGCGACCTGGTGGAGCAGAAGCGCATCTCGCCAGAGCGCATTGCCTACCTGTCGTTCTCCCGAGCCGCCGTGGGCGAGGCGATGAGCCGCGTGTCGTATCCGCGAGACGCCTTGCCGTGGTTCCGCACAATTCACTCGCTGGGGTTCAAGCTGTGCGAGCTGTCGCGCCTGGATGTCCTGCAGGTGGAGCACCTGAAGGAATTCGGCACGATTATCAGTGAGCCGTTCAAAGAGGTCGACGCGCACACGGGCGCGTGGGACACGCCGCCGTCATCTCCGGGGCGAGGCTACCCTGCGGACCTGGCGCTGGAGATCTGGGCGCAGGCGCGTGCCCGCGGCACTGGGCTGGAAGACGAATGGCGACGGGCGCAATACCGCGACCTGACGTTCGGATTTGTCGACAAGCTCATCGACGCCTACGAGGCGTTCAAGTATGCCAACGGGCTCTGGGATTACCCAGATATGGTCCGACGCGCGGAGGGCGAGCTGCCTGTGGACTGGGTCTTCTTGGACGAGGCACAGGATACGTCAGCGGCCCAGTGGAGCCTCGTGCGCCGTGTCACGCCCAAGGGCGCGCGCGTGGTCATTGCCGGCGACGACGATCAAGCGATCTACGGATGGAGCGGCAGCGACCCGCGCCCGTTGCTGACGCTCAAGGCCGACCGCACCGTGCTGCCGCACAGTTACCGACTGCCGTCACGCATCAAGCATCTGGCGGACGCGGTGGTGCGACCGATCCACGGCCGCCACCCGAAGATCTTTACGTCCAACGGAGAGACGGGAGACGTGAAGACGGTGACGGACATCGACGCCGTCGACCTGCGGAGCGGTGAGTGGTTGCTGTTGGCCCGTACCAACTACCAACTCGCCCAGTGGCGACGGCTCGCCAAACAGCAAGGCGTCGTCTACACTTTAGAACACGGTGACTGGTCGTGGAAGCTGCCCGCGGTGCGCGCGGCCAGCGCCTACGACGCGCTCCGGCGCGGCAAGGGCGTGGAGCGCGGCGAAGTGAAGTACCTCTACCAGGCCTTGCCGCCCGAGCTCCGTGCCACGGCAGACGTGAAATCGCTGCCCGAAACCTGCGTATGGGATCACGTGATGGGCCCATCCGCAGACCGACACGCCAAGGCGTGGTGGGAGGTGCTGACGCTCATGGACCCCGAAGACACGGCGTACATTCGCGGTCTGAGGCGGAACGGCGAGAGCTTGACGCTGCCCGGCCGCGTGCGGATCCTCACGGTCCATCGCTCCAAAGGGCTCGAAGCTGATCACGTCGCGGTGCTGTCGGACGTGCCCAAACGGGTCTGGGAGAACGCCGACCGCGGCGACGAGCTTCGGGTGCAGTATGTCGCCAGCACACGGGCACGGAAGACGCTGACGCTCGTGCGCCCGACAACGCCGAACCACTGGGAGTGGACGATTTGATCCTTGACGAATCTTTTCGCAGTCGATAGATTCGTCAGTTCAACGACGTGCTTTTCCATCTCAACGAGGGCCCCGTTATGACATCCCCCAAGCGATACAACATCTGGCACCGCAACGCGACCAATCCGTTGGACGGTGTCCCGTCTGTCCAGACCGCGCTCCGCATCAGCGGGCTGGACTGGGAGACGCAGGTGCGCCCAATCGCCGTCGTGCAGACGACGCCCTCGGGCGAGTCCGCGTATGCGGAAATCCCGAAGCATTTCGCCACCATCCGCTCTGACACGCAGGAAGTCCTCGGGCTGGTGCGCAGCCGCTACACCCCTGTTCACAACCGGACGGCGTTCCAGATCATGGATCCGCTGGTGCAGGAAGGCTTGGCTGAGTACGTCAGCGCCGGCATGTTCCGCGGCGGTCAGGACGTCTACGTGTCGATCCGCTTCATCATCAACGACCCGCGCGTGGAAGACATCTTCGGGTTCTCGTCCCGCGGAGACCTGGTGCGCAGCATGGGGGTCTTCACCAACAACAACATCGGCGTTCGGAAGGCGACGTTGTCGATGACGCCGATCCGCATTGCCTGTGAAAACAGCTTTCACCTCATCACGGTGCGCGCCGGGAGTGAAGACTCTGGTGTGAAGATCATGCACGGCGCGCGGGCGAATTCGCAGCTCGTCGAAGCGGCCCGCACGCTGTGGAAGGACATCGTGGAGTCGCACGTCCGCGTCGCGGCCCAGTTTCGGGCGCTGAAGGGCGCGATGCTCGACGAAGAGCTCTTCGCCTCGCTGGTGCTGGACGTGGTGGCGCCGTTGCCGCAGAACCCTGCGTCGCGGCAGTACGAGAGCCGACTCGCGCAGATGGAGCGCCGTCGCGCGAAGCTCACGGATCTGTTCTACAAAGGGAAGGGACAGGACGGCAATCCCACGGCGTGGGCCGCGTACAACGCCGTCACCGAGTATCTCGATCACTACCACGTGGTCAGCATCGACCGTATTCGCAGCGAGGTTGAGGGCGGGACCGGGCTGATGAAGCGCGACGTCTACCGCAACCTGATGCACGAGGTGGTGGTGTGATGCCGGCCAACCTCTCCAACGCCATGAAAGCGGAGCTCGAGATGGAAGGCGCGAGGGCGCTCGACATCCTCCGTCGAAAAGACGAAGCGAACGCCGCCATCGCCCGCTTCCGGAAGGTGGTGGACGACTTCAACATGGGCGAGCGAAACCCCGACCGCTTCACGCAGACGATCGTCGACATGATCACGAAGATCGGCGAGTCGATGTATCGGCGGACGGCGGTCAATCTCGGCCAGGAATGGGTCACCCAGGCGACGTCCAAAGACGCGCCCGAAAGCCCGAGCATCTTGGGCGGTGACTGGGATCATCTTCCTGTTCGCGCCCCCGACGAACTCCGAGCCTACCTCCGCCGTGAGATGCCGGTCAACACCGTGATCGGAGATCCGGATGCGGTAGGCATGAGTAGTGTCTCGCGTTCTGTGTGCCCAGAGTGTGGTATAGCGGACACAGAGCAGCCCGCCCCCGTCAGCGCGACGGAGCC